GGTTATTCTGCTCGCCCACACCACGATTAAGCGGTTCGACAGCCCAGAAGTGGAGCCGTTCGACCGTTACCAGCCAAAGCTGCAAGAGCGGTCCAATGCCCTTGTTCGCGAATGGTGCGATGCCGTCTTGTTTGCCAACTACAAGACCATCGTGAAGCACGACGACGTTGGATTTAACAAAACTACCAATCGCGGCATCTCAACGGGCGAGCGTTTGCTCTATTGCAACGAGCGCCCGGCCTACATGGCTAAGAACCGCTACCAACTCCCTGACAGCATCCCGCTGTCGTGGGACGCCTTTGAAACCGCAATCAGCAGCAAGGACTAAAACGATGGCCGCATTTGACTTCAACCCTTCCGAATACGTTGACACCAAAACCTCAACCTTTGACCCCCTGCCTAACGGCACCTATAGCGCCATGATTTCCAACTCCGACTACAAGGCCACCAAGGCCGGCACCGGCCACTATATCGAGCTGGTGATCGACATCATTGATGGCCCGCACGCCGGTAGGAAGCTGTGGGAGCGCCTGAACGTCGATAACCCGAACAAGCAAGCCGAGGACATTGCCCGCAGCGCGCTTAACCGCCTGCTCGTGTCTTGCGGCAAACCCGACGCCCGCGACACCGAAACCATCCACGACATACCGTTTAAGATCGACGTTGAGGTTGACCGCAAAGACCCAACCCGCAACCGCATCGCGGCCTATTGGCCCTCGTCTAAGCAAACGGCAAGACCGGCAATCAATGCCGTAAACCAAGACGCGACGTTCAATTCCGGTCCCAAGAAAGCCTGGGAGCGGTAATGCCACAGGTGCCCGATTCGACTCACACAACTACGGCGGCGGTTTTCGATTGGTACGCTAACCAAGCCGACGATTTCCGCGACCACATGGGTGCGAGCCTTATCGGGCACCATTGTGACCGCTATATCTGGCTCAACTTCCATTGGGCTGTCAGGCCGAAATTCATTGGCCGTATCAAGCGGCTATTCGGCACAGGCAAAAGGGAAGAAGGCCGGGTTTATGAGGAACTGCGCGCCATCGGCGTCGATTTACATACAGAAGATGAGGGCAAGCAGATCGAATGTCGCGACGACAGCGGCCACTTTGGTGGTTCCGTCGATGGCGTTGGCAAAGGCTTTCCAGAGGCCCCGAAGGCTTGGGCCGTGCTGGAAGTTAAGACAATGGGCGACAAGGCTTATGGCGATCTAGTTAAAAACAATGTGAAAGCCGCCAAGCCGCAACATTACGCCCAGATGCAGACCTACATGGGCCTGATGGGCTTGGATCGTGCGCTCTATTTCGCGGTGAATAAGAACACCGACGAAATTCACACAGAATGGGTGCATTTTGACACAGAAGCGTATGCCAAGATTACCGAACGCAAAGGCCGTTTGATCGCGGCCAAGACCCCGCCAATTAAGATCAGCGATGACCCGTCTTATTGGCTTTGTAAAATGTGCGACATGTACAAGTTTTGCCACCAAGGCGAAGCGCCAGAAACCAATTGCCGGACCTGCACTTCAGCGGTGCCAATGCCGGGTGGAACATGGCGCTGCACGTACCATGACCGGGGCATTACGGGCGATGAACAACGCGCTGGTTGCGCTGCTCATACACACTTGCTCGTAGCGCCTCCAGAACGCCCCCAGACGGCCCCGCCGGCAAAAACTATGGCTAGGGTCCGATACGTTAAACCTGCCGCCAGGGCGCCCAAGGAGCAATACCTAGGGCCAGTGCCTTTTGATGACGATATCCCTTTTAGCTAGGTGGGGCTGTCCACCTTAAAAACACAACCGAAAAAAACAACCCATACGTAAAAGGACGCAAGACCAATGACCAGCGCAATTAAGAAGGCCAAAAGCGTTTGGCATTATGTAAAATATGTTTTTTGGGGCATCCGCACAAATGCCAAGTCCGAAAAACCAATTGTTCCGAAACGCGCCGAAAACCCAAGCCCCCGCTTTCCAAATTCTTCAATCGCAGACATTATCCAAACCAACATTGAGTTTAGGTTGGCCAACGCGGATTCGACCATAACCAGCAACGCGGATTTGTTGCGTCGGCTAAAAAAACGTCAAGCCAAATGACCGGCAAGATGGCCCGTAACAAGGGCGCTCGTGGCGAGAATGAATTGGCTGCAATCCTAAGCGACGAGCTTGGAACCGTGGTCAAGCGCAAGCTGGGACAGGCGCGTAACGGTGAGGATGACATTGAGATCGGCAAGTTCCGTATCGAGGTCAAGCGCCGTGAAACGTTGGCCGTCATGGCTTGGGTGCGGCAGATTGAAGCCTGTACGCCCAAGACCCAGGTGCCGCTGGTTGTGTTTCGGCAGAATAACCAAGAATGGCGGGTGATTATCCGCCTCAAAGACCTAATCCCCATGATGCGCGAGGAATTGTGCGATGTACGTGAAGATTGACACCTACAAGCCGCTGCGGGGCTTGCCGCTTTTTAGCTACAAGATTTACAGTACCTCAATGGGCCTGCTTGCTTCCGGCGAGGGTTTCCAAACGCGGGAATATCTCGACCACGCCATAGCCCTACGCAAGCGGGCTTTGGTCGGCCTTCGGCCCGAACGTGTCAGGCCGAAGTACGCCACTAAATATACCATGCGGGTTGTGGAAAACTGGAATGACCAATTTTACGGAGTTGAAACTTAATCGAGCAGGGGCTATTTTAGTCTGGCTCACGGCGATGAAAAAGAGCAACCCGGCCCACCCAAGGGTTCTGCGGAGCGCAGAGGCAAGCGAGTATTCGCCACCACCTTCCGGCTCGTCGCGCCAACGACGTCCGGCCTTCGGGGTATTCGCCCGTAAGAACGTGAGATTGAAGGGACGGGAGCCTTGCGGCTCCCGTTTTCGTTCTGCTTTGTTAACCCATACCGTTACGAATAAACGCCGCCAACAGCGCCGTGACGCCCATCTGAACAGCCTGGATGGCCGTTGCGTCGCCGGTGGCGAAGGCAGCGGCAGCGCCGATGATGGTTAGCAGCGCGGTAACGTAGGTTTTCTTGCCTTTTAGGAAGCCCATCGTAATCTCCTTATGGATATTTTGCCCACGGCAATTGCCAGTGAGGCCCGTCCTTAAACGTCTTCCAGTCGCCGCCCCATTCAATCGGAACGTTAACCGTCTTGGCCGCAGCCTTTACGATCACGGCAAGTTTGTAATACAGGGGCCAGTCCCAGCGGACTTCGCCCCCGACAAATGGCGCTATATCGACGGCATGGCCGTCTAGGTGGCGTGAATTGAGCGTAGTTGATGCCCCGCTTTCAACCATCTGCTTCTGGCGCTCCAACGTCCGCACGCCTTCTAGGACGGTGAAGTCCAGGTCGGTCGCCAGGATGGCTTGGTCCATCACCTTCTTAAGGTCCGGGTGAAGGCCGGCCATGCGACTGATTGACCGCGCCCCGAAGATCATTTCAGATTGACCAGCATGTAAAGCGTGGTGGAATAAAGCTGCATCAGGTCATCAATGAGGTTTTCCATCATTGTGTTACCCTTGGCAATCTTGCTGCGGTTGGCGTTAATCCAAACCAGCTCATCGCGGATTTTGTTTGTAATGTTGGTTTTAGGAAAGTTAACCGGGCGAATCTCACCGATTAAGCCGTAATAGCCCTGGTAAGCCTCGACGATAGAATCAATCTTATCAATCAAGCCATCGTAAAACTTGCCCAACGCTTTGTGTTCACTGAAAGACTTGCTCGCCCAATGGGCCAAGTGGGTCGCATTGCGGAGTGCAAAAACATGCGAGACAAGTTCTTCAATCATCTGTCTGCCTTCTTTTCCAGCTTGTCGTAAATCTTTTCCAATAACTCATGGATACGCCCAATGTCTTCCCGGTATTCGTCCTTGCGGACGTACTCCGCTGGAAGCGTTATTCGCAAGTTTGCAAGGTCATCTTTAAGGGCTTGCGATGCGGACCACAACATACGCATAAACCAGCCGGCCACGGCCATGCCCGTCATTAGCAAGATTTGGATTATCTGGCTTACGTCAAGGCTTTGCATTTACTTGGCTTCTAAAATGGCAATGCGGGCGTGCAGTTCTTGGATCGCATTGACCAGAACCGCAATCAGGCTTTGGTCCGTGATCTTCAGCTTGTCGGGGTCTTCGTTGTCGATGATGACCGGGGCATCGCCCTCAAGGGCTAAGACATCTTGCGCTAGGAACCCGTAACGCAGGGGGCCATTGCCTTCGGTGTCTTCGCGGTTGGCTTTATAGCGGTAAGTTGTAGGCTTTAGGTTGTTTACGAAATCAAGGCCGAGCGGCACCGGGCCGAAGTCGGTCTTGTCGCGCATATCGGAAACCGCCGTCCAGGCCACTTGCACATAGGCGTTGGTGGTGTTGGTCGAGCCGATCATGACGCGGTCGTTTTGCGTGGTTGGGTCAAACACGGGGGCGTAGGTGCCGGTTGATGAGTACCCACCCACCATGACGTTACCCGCGCCGGTGGTGTTATTTCTAAGCGCCTCAACCCCAATCCCGGTGTTATAAGACCCTGTCGTATTGCCAAAAAGAGCCTGATACCCGGACGCGACGTTATAACCGCCGGTCGTGTTGGCTGATAGCGTAAAGCCGCCAACGGCGGTATTGGTTACGCCGGTGGTGGTGGCCACTAGCGCCTGATAGCCAACGCCGACATTGTAAGCCCCCGTCGTATTGGTTACTAGCGCCGCATAGCCAACGGCGACGTTGTAAGCCCCCGTCGTATTGGCCGTTAGGGCGCTTACGCCGAGCGCGGTGTTAGTTGCCACCGCAGACGCGCCAAGGCCCACTGTGAGGGTTTGTAGCGTCGTAGCGCCGGGGATGCTGACTTTACCGCTGGAGTCGATAGAAAGCCGTGAACTGCCAGCGGTGAAGTCGGCAATGTCAAAACTATTAGTTGTTGAACCACCAGCGCGAATGCCCCAAGAGCGCACACCAGTTTCAAGCAAACTTACGGTTGCCGAGCCACCACCGCCAGCCACGGTAAACTTGTACCCTGGAGAAGTAGTTCCCACGCCAAGGAAGTTATTCGTGTCGTCCCAAAATAAATTAGCGTTGTCCTGTGTGTAAACTCCAGACGTACCCGCAAACACAACAGAGCCAGCCGTAAAGGCCGTAGATGTAGCCGTGCCACCATTGGCGACGGGGAGCGTTCCAGTTACACCTGTCGTAAGCGGCAAACCCGTTGCGCTGGTGAGCGTGACACTGCTGGGCGTCCCCAAGGCCGGCGTAACCAATGTGGGGCTGGTGGATAAAACCATATTGCCCGTGCCGGTGACGGCGCTACTCAAAGTGACCCCGCCATAGGTCAACGCGCCCGTAACCGTAAGCGTCGTATGGCTGGCCGGCCCGCCCCAGGTTACGGCATCGCCGGCGGTTGTGGCATCGCCCACCCCGGTTAGCTTGTAAGTGCCGAGCTTGATGTTGGCCGTAGGCGTGGTTTGCCCGTCCTTGGTGAGCGCCGTGGTTAGGCCCGTCGCTAGGTCCGCCGTGAGGGCGTTGAAGGCCGTGGACGTAATGGTCGTGCCATTAACGACCGGTTGGCCGGCGCTGTTGATATTGAATGTACCCGAGCCGTTGTAAGACACCCTATTCCCCCAATTTCATAACGTTTCCGGTAAGTTTTGCGGCTTCATAAGCGCCTATTGCGCCCAGCACGGTTTTAATGGCTATATCTCTATGGTTTTTAAACCCAACGGCTTTGGAAGCTTCATTAATTTGTTTGACATATTGATCTTGTTGTTTTGCTGTTATTTTGTTTTCTTCAGCAAGCTTTTTAATTAACCCCTTTGCTGCGGGGATAACGTCTTTATCTGGAAGGTTTTTCAGATTGATGGCTTGTGATTGATAATACAGGCGATCTTTTCTAGCAGCCGCTTGTGCGGCGCTAGATTCCGTGGCTGTTTTTCCAAAATCCGTAGCCGCCACGCCAGCATTTTTAGCGTCCAAAAGACCGTTTAAATGCCGGTTAACGGAAGTTTCTAAATCAGGGATGGCGTGGATCATGTCACCCAATGGCGTACCTTTGGCTACTTTTTTTGCAGCCGCATCGTAACCTAACGCCCCCCGCGCAACGGGGTCATGCAATGCGGTTTCCACTGCATCATTGGCAAACTTTCTAGCAATTTGCGGATCGGTAATGGCTTTAAATTGCTCATACGTATCAGCGCCACCGCCTATTACTTTGCCGGGGATTTTAGCGGCGGGCAGTTTTGGCGTTTCATTAATGCCCTGAACCGACGTTATGTTTTTGCCAAGTCCAGTTGAAAACTTTTCAGAATTAGCCAAGGCAGCTTTATAAGCGTCTTTTTGGACTTGGCTAAGCCCTTGCGTGGCCGCGTCTTCAATGCCGCTCAGGTCTTTGTAAATGTTTTTCCAAGTTGAAGAAGCGACACCCTCAAAGCCGGAAACCACATCTTTAGAAAATCCAGCATCACCAGCAAAACGGCGCAAGTTTGTAACCGCTTCAAGTGGGGTTTTAAATGTGCGGGAATATGTGTCTGGAATTGGGTTTGCTTCAGTTCCGCCGCCGGGCACGACATCAACTTTGTAACCCAAATCTTGAGCTTTTTTTGCTTGAGACGCAGTAAGCTGGATTTTGTTTTCCGTAAGGGCGTCTTGCACCATTTTATAGGCACGTTGCTCGCCCGCTGTTGGCCTGGGGGCCGTCGTTGAAGCTGTTACGGGATTAGGCGACAGCATATCTTGCACTTTTTTAAGTGTGGTTTTTGTTTCCGGCAAGTCGTTTACATATACGCCATTGGCTTCGCCAGCTTTAACAACATCGTCAATTGCCGCCGTATGAGCATCATACGCTGCGCGTTCTGCCTGTTTAGCGGCGGCGGCATTGGCTATTGCGGCTTCTTGCCCCGGCGCGCCCATTTCAGTTAGGTGAGACACAAGCCCAACGTTAATTGGCTTTGCGCCTTCAGCGGTGGCCTGCGCGGTTTGTTGCGCGGTTTGGGCAGTTTTGGCTTGCGCGCTAGCAGTTTGGTCAAGCGCCCTTGCCGTCATTTTTTGTTTAAGCACGTTGGCTAATAGTTGAGCGCGAACGTCATTAACCGCCGAAGTTGCCGCTGGACCAGCTCCAATTATCTTTGGAATTAAAGGGGCAACGCGCCGTATAATGGGGGCCGCTGCGGCCCCAACAATTCCACCACCCAGCTCCCCAACAGCGCCTTCGCCAAGGTCTTGTGCAGCGGATTTCCAAGCTGGTTGAGCGGGCTTAAAGTTAGGGTCTTTTGCATGGTTAATGAGATTGGCAATCAAGTCATAAACCTGCCCCCCTGCGCCGTAACCTAACCCGCCCCCCGCCATAGCCGTTGCAACGCCAGCAGGGAGGCCTAAGCCGGCGGTGGCAGCAGTTTCACCCACGCCCAGCGCGGTGCCGCCAGCAGCCCCTAAAATGCCACCCAAGGCCTTTGCCGCAGACCGCAGAAATGGTTCGTGGCCTATGCCTTTTTTGCCGACGACATCGACAGCAGAAACTTCGGGCGCGGTAGCCGCAGCGCGTTCAGCTTCAGCCCTGGCCCGGAACTCAAATTCCTGCTCTTGAGTCATTTGAGGTGCGCCTTTTTGTACGCCTGATATGCGGCCTCCTTGGCGGGGTCGGTATATGGAGCGGGTGCCGTCGGTGTTGCGCGAGAAGATTGAATTGTAAGCGGAGTCATGCGGGATATGCGAGGGGCTAAAGTTTTCATCTGCCCGGCATACCAACCATCAAAGGCTTCCGGGGACATAGTGATTGGCGCGGCTTCTGCTTCCATTTTAATGGATTGATCGGTTGCTCCAGTTGCCCGCATAACATTTGAAACGGTTTGCATGGCGTCAGCACGTTGGTTCATGTACTCGACAAAATCGGGATCATTTAAGGTCTTTTTCTCGAAAGCTTGCAGCTTTCCAATGTAACTTACTTTGCTAAAGTCCAATTTCTTTCCGGCATCACGCACGTTTTGTAAGACTTCAGGCAGTGCGCCTGCAATAAGCGCCTTTGACTGGAACGCCGGATTGGCGGTCATGGCGGCTATGGCGTGACTGTTAACAAAGTTTGCGCCGGGATTGTGCAGCAAAACGTCAGCTTGTATTTTTGCGTTTCTGCTATTTAAACGTGTGGGGTCAATTCGACCTTCCGCTACCGCTGTATCCAAAGCGGTTTGTTGTTGTTCATTTAATCCGGCTGAGGCCATTCTGTCCTCACGGTTTTTTTCAATTTTAAGCTTTTGTTGGCTTACCCCAAGTTGGCCCTGAGAAGTTCTAACGTTGGCCTCCGTAGCCGCAATGCTTCTGTTTGCAATTTCTTGCGTTTGGCCGTTAAGGAGAAGCGTTACCTTTTCAGAATCATTAACTTGAACAACCGAGCCGGGCGGGAACCCAGCGGCCTTTATTTCGTCGGGAGTTGCAAACCGTTCTTTGGGTCTAAGGGCAGCTGCGGCAATCGCGTCAAGTATTCCTTTTGCGCCGGCTGGATCGGAAGCGGTGGCCGCATGAGCTGCGGCCTTTACGTCGGGCGGAACGTTAAGGCCATCAATGGCTTTGCTAATTGAGGCTAAGCCGCTCTGCCGTTCATTTTCTTTCGCGTCGGCCTTCAGCTTTTCAGTGGTCAACGTGTCGATTTGTTTGCGTGTATCAGCAATCATCGGCACAAGCTGCGCCCTTTGTGTGGGGCCAATTTGCGGGCTAATTGCAATGGTTTGGAGTTGCGACAATTTGGCCTGAGCTTGGCTCAAGGGGTCGCTGTAAACATTTGACGGCGCAGCCGGGGGCGCTTGTTGCATAGGCGGTTGTGGCATGGGCGGCGCGCTTGCCGGAGGCATAGCTTGGGGCGGAGGCGCGTTACCCTGAAGGGCCTGGGCCAAGCCGGCATTTTGAGAAGCCGCTTGCGGACCCATTGGATTATCCGCCACGGGCGGAGCTTGAGGCATGGGGGCGGGCGGACCAGCATCAGACGGCGCTGCGCCACCCATAGCCAAGACAGAGGCCAATTGCGATCCTGCATTTTCAGGCGGAGCATTGGGGGCGCTCATCGCATCCATAGTCCCTGGACCGGCGGGGGCCTGGGGCTTTGCGCCGGCATTAAGCGCATCCATCATATTGGATTGAGCCAACGCTTCGGCCCCCGCCTGCCCCTCAAGGGCGCGTTTTTGCATGACGTTTCCGCCATAGCTTTGGAGTATTTTAGCCAGAATCGCAGTCATGGGGATCGGGGCCTGCGTGCCCTTATACGATTGAATATCAATCGGGGCATTGGCTTGCTGTTGCAGCATCTCAGCCATCTTTTGCTGATATTGCGCTTTAGCAAGCTGATCGGCATAAGACGGCGCGGTTGTAAGGCTTATGCTTGACATTAGCTATACCCCGGAATTTTAATCGGACTAATCATTCCTGCCGCGCCACCCAAAAGACCACCAAGCGCGTTAACGTTAGCATTACGCGCCGCCATCTGTTGCCCGTAAACGTCCTGAGCCGCCTGGGCCTGGTTCTGCGTAGCTTGATAAACCGGCGCAGCCGCGACGTTAGCCCCGGTGTATTGTTGGAACTGTGGGTTTTGAATCTGCGAACTGCTCATCAGCGCATTAATCGAGTTCAGGGGCTGATTGTAAAGGCCAAGCTGCTGTTGCAGGTATTGCGCCGCAGCGGTGTTGCCAAACTGCGCCGCGCCAAGGTTCTGGTTGTAGTTTTGCGCGCCGGCTTGATTGTAAAGCCCGGCGGATGTTGCGCCTTGGCCGTAGTTCTGTCCGACAGCTTGGTTGCCAAGCTGTTGAGCGCCAAGAGCTTGGCTGTAATTCTGGCCGATGGCCGTGTTGTATAGCCCGGCAGACGTAACGCCTTGGCCGTAGTTTTGACCAACGGCTTGATTGCCGGCTTGCTGGTTGGCAAGGTTGGATTGGAACTGGGATAATTGGGCGGCATTGCCAAATTGAGCATTGTTGGACGCTTGGTTGTATTGTTGGGCTTGGGCTGCGTTTTGGGCCGCATTTGATTGCATACCTTGGCCGAAGTTTTGACCAACGGACTGGTTTCCAAGCTGTTGAGCCTGAAGCCCTTGACCAAAGTTTTGACCCACGGCTGAATTTTGGGCTGCGTTTGCCTGAAGGCCATAACCGACGTTTTGACCAATCGCTTGGTTGCCGAGTTGCTGGGCGCTAAGCCCTTGGCCGTAATTCTGACTAATGGCTTGATTGCCGAGTTGCTGGGCGGTAACACCCTGGCCGAAGTTTTGGCCCATAGCAGCATTTTGGGCAGCATTTGCTGCGGCAAGCTGGCCGAAGTTTTGGCCGATAGCTTGGTTGCCCAACTGTTGCGCTGATAGGCCCTGACCATACGCTTGTGCTTGCGCGGCATTTTGCGCTGCGTTGGCTTGCAAGCCTTGCCCGAAGTTCTGGCCCAGAGCTTGGTTGCTCAGTTGTTGAGCGGTAACGCCTTGGCCGAAGTTTTGACCAACGGCTTGATTGCCAAGTTGTTGAGCCTGAAAGCCTTGGCCGAAGTTCTGCCCTACAGCGGCATTTTGGGCTGCGTTTGCCTGGAGACCAAGGCCAACATTCTGGCCGATAGCTTGGTTGCCAAGCTGTTGAGCTTGGAAACCCTGACCGAAGTTCTGGCCGATGGCCTGATTGCCCATTTGCTGCGCCTGGGCAGCCTGCCCGAAGCCCTGACCCAAGGCGGCATTGTACATACCGGCCTGGCCCACAGCCTGACCGTAGCCCTGCTGGTTGGCACTCATATCGAGGCCGATGCCCTGCAAGGCAGCCTGGCTCAGAAGGTCGTTCTGGCCCTGCTGCTGCTGGCGCATGGCGTTATTGTACGCCTCTGAGCCGGGCGTGATGCCCTGGTTGGCAAGCTGCTGGGCGGTAGCCGCAGACTGCTGGGCAAGCTGGGGCTGGAGGCGGTTCATGATCGCCTGCTGGCCTGTCATACCGGCATTGACCGGCATGGCCGCAACGCCAGACATATCTGCGCCCGTCCTTAAGCCGCCGAACTGGCCCGCATTGACGCCCTGCGCTTGCCCATAGGCACCGGCATTGATACCGCCTGCTTGACCATAACCAGAAATGTCAGGCCCTTGGGCCGTGCCAAATTGACCAGCGCCAACGCCCCCGGCCTGGCCGTAAGCCCCTGCATTTACGCCACCGGCTTGGCCGTAGGGAGATGCGCTAAAGCCTTGTATTTGGCCGTAAGAATTAGGATTTAAGCCGCCTGCTTGTCCGGCTTCGTATGCTCCATACCCCGTGGCGGTGCCGTATTGACCGGCATTAACCCCACCCGCCTGTCCGTATTGACCGGCATTGATACCGCCCGCTTGCCCGTAGCCAGCAATATTTGGCCCCTGGGCCATGCCGTATTGACCGGCACCGACGCCGCCCGCCTGGCCGTATTGTCCGCCGGTCGGAGCGTTTTGCACATTGCCGTAACCACCAAAGCTGGTCTGCAGGTTTGGACCAGCAACACCGCCTTGCGCCATGCCGTATTGCCCAGCGGCAACGCCGCCGGCTTGCCCATAGGCGGACGGATTGATGCTTCCCGCTATGCCGTATTGACCCGGCGAGGGTCCGTAATCCAACGGGCTTTGTTGCCCAAGCGATGTTTGGATGCCGGGGCCGGTATAATTAAACGGCTTGTTTAGAACGCCGGTCGCCTGTTGAAGCCCTAGCAGGCCAAGGTTCGCGGTTCCGGCCTGTACCTTCTGTTGCGCCGTCAATGCCGCCTGGGCATCGGGCGTAAGGGTCTGCGTGACGGTGGGCTGTAGGCTACCCGGCTTGGTGAATTGGTCGATTGTTGGGGATGCGCCCTTGGGTTGAAGGTTCCCGTATTGGTCATAGGTGTCTTGAATGGAGCCGTAATTCTTCATGGCTTGGTCGTAACCAGCCTGATCGACAACGGGGGCGGTGTTGCCGTAGCTTACGGTTTGATTGCCATACGGGCTGATGATGTTGGGATTTGACAGCGTAGCCGTTTGCTGAGCGCCAGCTTGGTTAGCCGCTCCTTGGGCCGTCGCAGCCGCAGCGTAGTCAGGTGCTGCGGGCGCTTGTGGTGTACTTTTTCCCATATCGGTTCCCTAAGAAACGGCAGTCAGTTTTCTTCAGTGTATACAAGATCATATCGCCGCCAGGGACAGCGTCTTTAATGCGCCCCTCCTCAGTAAATCCCATTTTTTCGACCATCTTAATGCTTTTGGCATTATGACTGCCGACCGGGGCTATGGCTTTTTCGATGTCGCAAACGTTGTAAGCGTAATCGAATATCGCCCCTATGAAGGCTGGAGTTATGCGATCTTTGATGACTATGTGGACCACCATCGAACGCCTATTCCAGTTCTCATAAATAATCCCGGCTACGATCTCCTCATTCTTTATAAGCCCGATAGCTTGTGAGCGTTCTGCAAAGAATCCCGCGTCAAGCTCATTAGCTACCCAATACCCGATTTTCGGGCCGCTTTCTATACGCCAGCCCATCCGGCCTGATAAACCACATCTGTTGATGACCATTCGACCTGAAGGCCGCTACTGGCACTTTGCAATTGCGGTGCGCCGCAATAGCCAATGCCGGTAATGCCGATCCAAGTGTTTTGGATAGCGCCGTCGCTGCCCCACATTCCCGTATCCCATTTGGACGTACCCCAAACGGCTGAAGTCGTAGGCGTATAAGATAGCGGGGCCGTTGTGTTGGAAGTATCAAAGTCGATATTCATGCCGACAAAGATACTGGGCGAACCATTGGAAAAGATGGATGGCCTAGCGCGGGTGAAATACTTTTTTACCGCCCGTTGCTCAAAATAGTTAAACGCCTGAAGGGCGACTGTTTGGATGTTGGACCCGTTGTCAGCGTAGCTCGTATCCCACGCCTTGTAGACCTTGTTGGTGCCGCCGAAATAAGGATCGTCGTTAAACGTTTCCCAGCAGCTAGCCCCCCAGCCCGTAAACTGACACCATGACTTCGTAATCGTGTTCATTACGTACTGCTGCTGGTAACCCGTGGACACCGGCACGTTAATCCAGACCGCATTGTTTTTGGCGTTGTAAAACACCTGCCAGCCCACGGACGCATGGTTTCCGCCGTAGGTGGTGGTAGCTGCCGTAATAGCCCCCTGGATCTTGTCAGAGAGGGCTACGCGGGGGTCGAGCCTAGATGACTGTAGGGAGCCCGCCATAGGCATTAGGCCGTCATAGGTAAGGATTAGGAGGTCGCCGCCCCATTTGAGCATGGGACGGGTGCCAACGGGCGAACCTAGCTTCCAGACGCCGATCAGCGCCCATGTGGCCGCAGCGGCAGGGTCGGTGCCGCTATAGACGATAACTTCACCCATGCTAGTGATGAAGACGATGTTATCGTCCACGCCATAGCCGGCGTCGATTGTCCATGTATCGAAATCAACGATGTGACCGCCAAACCTGGCAACGGAACTTAGGTCCACCTTTTGCGCCGCACCGCCGACCGCGTTGGTGGGCAGATACCAAGCTACCAGCGTGCTTTTTTGGAAAAACCAAAGGCGGTTTTTAAACAAAAGGGTATTGATAAGTGTCGTGGTGGTTACGCCAGTAATGGCAATGGCGGACGTGCCATCCACTCTCAACCACGTTGTGCCGTCCCATAGGATCGGCTTATCGGCACCGTTGACCGCGTATAGGTAGTTAACGCCGGCGGTGCTGGTTACGTTGGTATATTCCCAAATGCCGTTGGTTAAGCCCGTGACTTTGGGAGCGCCGACAGCGCCGGCGGTGGTTACGTCGTACAGCTTGCCGGTCGAGGTGATGGCGTAAAGGTAGACCGAATTCCCCGCCGCGTAGTTCATAAGGGTCTGAACTTCGCCGTCTAGGCCGGTACACCATTCGGAATAGCCGCCGCGCAGGACCACGTTACTAACCGTTGGGAACATATTGGTTAGCGTAATGGCGTCCGTGGGGGCCATGTTAGCATAGCTATCGCGCACGTTCCAGCCGCCCACGGGGGCCGGTAACGACTCGACTTGAGCCGACGCTTTCTGAACTAAGGAGCCAACCCTCACCGCCCGTAGCCACTGTCAGGAATGTTATCGTAACCAATAAGGACGTTGCCGGGACGCGGGGCGAAGGACAGGTTGGCCGCTGATGTATCTTGGGCCACGGAGGTTTCAAATTCGGTAAGATAATCGCGGTATATCGCCGTGGTGTCGAAGCCCTTGGCCTGGAAGTATTTCAGTTTGGTCGATAGGACCATAACGCGGTCGGGATAAATGCAGGTATCGCTATCTAGCGTAAAGCTGTTTTTGACGCTTCCATCAGCCGCCCTAGCCCAGCCCTTGCTGCGGTATTCAAAGCCGAGATATTCATCCGTGGAATTGCCGGGCCAGATTTGGAAATAGTTGCCGTACAACCGCCAACGGATGCGCGGGCCGGTGCTGATATAGCCCGACAGTAACCATTCCCACTGCTGCGCGCTTTCGGGGCCGAGCATTTCCCAATGTTTCGACTTGTCCCATTGGGTGCGCGGGACGATGGAGTCGTAATCGGACGGCAGGTCGTATTTGACCTTTTGGAAATAGATCGTGCCGCCCGTAGCGGCTACGTCGGAATACTGCGACACCGTAACCTGGGTCGCAGAATCCACACTGGTAATGAAAGTGGCGTTAGGAAAGCCGTTCCCCACAACCATGTAGGTCGTATCTAGACCTGCGGTTGAGGGGATGCCGGTGATCGTAAGGGCCGACGTTGTATAATTGCCGGTGGTCGTCTTGTACTGGGTGAAGAACGAATTGGACTGGGTTAGCTCGCGCCAATCAGCTTTTCGCAGCAATTCGTATCCGCTAGCGTTCATTAACGCTAGGATTTGAATTACGTCTTGATTGGTGTTGCCAGCTACGCCGACCGGGGTAGGAACGCCCAGTTCATTCGTAGCTTGCTGCACCAACTGAAGCATCGTGGTCGCCATCAGTCAATTCTTTCCTTGGTCGCCCAACGCGGGGCCTACGTTCTTCCATCAAGATGCTCATCTGTTCCTTAAGCGACTCAAGCTCCAACCGCGTTTTGGTCAATTCGTCCGCGTGTTTAGACAGGCCCTTGGACGACAAGAACGCTTTTGCGCGCTCCCTCATAGCCGTCCCGCCCATGCCAATACGTTGGATTTGCGAGTCTGAAGCCGTTGCCACTTGGTCAACGGTTTGGAACTTAAGGATTTGCAATTCTGCCAGTTGAACTTCGCTGATGTCTTCAGGACGCTCTTTGTGCCAGTCAATGAGGGGTATCCCGATTATAATGTTCTCATTGTTTTGCATTTGATAGTAGAGCCATTGGCGCGGGAACCGCTCTTTATGATGTTCCCGCACCACCGTTTCGATGATGGTCGTCTTATCGCCCGGAGCCATTATCCGAATAAACTTCTCACCCTTGTAGGGGGCTTTGTCGTACTCGTAGAATTCGACATAGAGTTGAGAATCGGCGTTTGAAATATCCGAATCGAGAGCCATTTGGGGTGTCCCTTATGCAGTTAGAACGGACGCCCAAGTGGTAGCACTGGGCGCAAAAAGCAGTACGGTTTTGGCGGTAGCAAGCGAAAGGCTGGTAGCGCCGGCGTTAATGGTGGTCGAGGTATTGAACGGATAAACGGTAACGGTCTGGCCGCTATCATTGCGGATACCAACGAAGGCACCAGCTTCAGTCGGCTGGAGCTTGACGCCGGTGCTGGCCGAGCTGGTAGTAATCGTATTCCATACCGCCGATAGTTGAAGCGCGTCAGCAGCGGTGGAACCAAGGGCAACAAGGGCAACAGCGCCGTCACCGTTGATGGAAGTGGTAGCCAGCGGGGAAGTGCCCGAAGCAAGAACGCGAGAGGGGATTGGCATGTTAATGTCCTTTTATCTTAACGAACCATGTGAAGTTGTCGCCTAGTTCTAATTCTAGTCCATTTGCCGCGACAAACTCGTCCACAGCACGCTTAACTCCCCACTGGGGAAAATCAACATTATCATAATCGTGGCCGCAAAGTAATCCACCAGGGCGAACCTTGCTAGCCCACGCCTCAATGTCAGCGTGACAGCCGTCATAGCTATGGTCGGCGTCTATAAAAACAAAGTCCAAACCGTCCAAAATGTCCTTAGCCGCATCCACGGACTTCATCCTATGGATAATGCCCCGGCCCTTAAATGGCGATACGGCGCGCTTGGTCATCGCCATATAGCCCTCTTGGGCGGCATTGCTTAGCGTGGCATGGTAATCGCCCGACGCTTCCAGGCTGGGCTCGTAGTCGCCCCACGAGTCCACCATATGCAGGACCATTTCCGAACGGTTCATTAGTAGCCGTTCGGATAGTTGCCCGGCAAAAACACCGATCTCAACGCCCGTAACAGGGCCGGCAGGGATGCGGGCCAGTATCTCACGCGCCCGCGTATCCACCGCGCTTTCAGGTACACCCATCCGGGCTATGTGGCATAGCAACCCGTCACCGGCGACGGTAATGGTTCCGGTAAAGCGTTGGGCGTAGTCGATGAAATCCTGAGATTGCCCGATCATCCACGGCGCGCACTTGAACGTCCGGTCGCCATAGATCAAATCCATGACGCGCTCGCCGTTGTTCCACTTTTGCTCGTATGCGTGATGTTCGCCGTTGTCGTAACAGCTATCAATGCCAAGGAGGTGGATAACGCGGGTTCCGCCCAGTTCGGCTATCAGCATGGCCTTCAGGGCGACCGTGGTGCCTGCGCCTAGCAAATGTACCGGGCGCTCGACTTCGCCGCGTAGCAAGTCCTCAACGCCTTCTGACTGGCAATGAAACAGGGTTACGTCGTAGCCGTCCAACGCATCAAAGATTGCCGGGTCGCATTGCGACGATATGTAATAGCGGATTGACTTTTGCGGCTGGGAAACAAAGGCCAGATTGTCGGCGCGGGCGTCTAGGATCACATGCACATCTGGCGTCAGGTCGTGACTGATTAGGTAATTACAGACGCCGTTTACCGCCCATATCTCTTGGCCGTAGCCCCGGCGCTTACGCAATGTGTCCAGTTCAAACTTCAGCGATGGTCCGCCGCCGACAATGCAAACCTGCCGATCATGGGTTTGCCAATCGAAATCAAACCATTTCAGGTCGCGGGCGCAAGCCGACCTAATGTTGTCGTGAATAACGCTAGTTTCGGTATTGCAGACCGTATCCATTTCCACGCGAGTCATTCCGCCTTCTTTCCACATTCCGGGAACCCAGCCATCTAGCACTTCATGCGGGCGCGGATGACCATGAAACACAACAACAGCCGCCTTGTCGGGGGCCGAGCCGCCTGAGACTTTGTAGCTGACAAAAGCGTCGGGCAGTACATCCTGCCATATGTCAGCCTTGCCGATATAGGCACGTTCGATCCACGATTGATCGCCGCCCATAATACAGGGCATCCCGGCGCGTTCCCAATCGCGCCAAAGCGATTCCGTGGCCCTAGAAACGCGCCATGCCATGACGGACGATTGCAAGCCTTCCGCACGGTAGAAATCGCGCAGGATGGCAAACTCGCCGGCATAGTTGGCTACCGCGTCTAGGCGTCCCGCCAACACGGTATCAAGGTCCAGATAAAGGACGCGATCATCCCAATTAAATACGCCGGGCTTGAATAAGGCTAGCTTGTTCCACCAACCGTCTAGGCCGGGGTGCGGTAGGTCGCGGACTTCAACCCCGTATCCATAATCGCCGGGGGTATCTGTGAAAACAATGAACTTGCCGGCATAGCCCTCAGGCAGGTTGCGGCGGACCATATCGTTTAGATTGCGGACGTATTCGACGCCCCGGCCAAGGTAGTTACCGGCGTTAACACATATGACGTTTAGCATTATTCCCCACGGTGAAAACTACGCCCCCCCGAAGGGGGGCGCAGAGCCTACTAGGTAATCGGGCCTTGGAAATGCGGACGGTTCATCGAGCAAACCACGGTAGAAGTCGTGGAAGTCACGGTGGCGAGGTTCGCAGAGGCCAAGCCGAGGATGTTCTTGCCCGCAGCCGAGGTTTGCATCAGGCGACCAGTGGTGGCCGATTGATACATACGACGGGTGCCGGCAGGGTCCACCTTAACGGCGCTTTTCTTCACAACGGCAAGGCCGCTGATCTGATACCAACCGAACGACGCAGCCAGATTGGCCGACATCGCAACGGCCATCGGCTGCGACAGGTTAGCCGTATTCGGGCTAAGTGCCGTTTGCCAAGTCGTCGGGCTGTAGGTGACGCACGAGCCGACGACCGTGGACGCTACGCCAAGGAGAAGAATGAACTCCCCTTCGCCATAGGTCGGATCGAAAGCGCGGCAAATCATGCCCAGGGACGCGGGAGGGGTGGGAATGGCAGAAGAGCCATTCGCCATCGTTACGCCAGCATCGGTATTCGCGATCTGGAGCAGCCCGACTTTGGGTTCGTCAAAAGTATAAGCCATGTGATTATGCTCCCTTAAGCGATCAAAACGCCTTGGAACTGCGCGCCCGAACAGGTCAAGTTACCCGCCCAGCCGATCAGTTTCACAATGGCGTCTTGGTTAACCGATTGGCGCTCACCGCCAACAGGAACAAAGTTGCGATCCACATGGGGCCGGAACATCAAGTATTTGCTGTTCAGGAAGAACATATGGTTAGCGGTAGCGGACGCGCCGATACCACCATCAAGCACAACGTCGGAAGCCATACCAGCGCCATAATACTTCAGGGCGGCAAAGCCAGCGCCAGCCATCGACGAACCGGAGTCCGAGATGCGTTGGATGGATTGCAGCGACTGAAGATAGAGGCGGTAGTAGTTATTGTCAGCCACGATCAAATCGGGCTTATCGGTGCCACGGATCAGCTGGACGGCCAGGGCATCCATGTATTGTTGGATGTTCGAAGCAGTCGTAGCCGCGCCGCCGTTCGTCACCGCCGAATAGGCAACGGATTGCCAAAAGGTGAAAGACGCACGGTTGATGCCGCCGTAGGTGCCGGAGGTCGGTACATCAGGAACGGCAGCGCCCAGGCCGGTAAGGTTCTTACCGCTGTTGCCGGTGCCGTCGAGATATAGATCGCCGCTGATACGGTTGGCGAGTTGGGCTTCGGCAACATTCATACGACCGTCAAGCAGGTCGATGATGGCTTCCTTACCGCTGTTCTGGATCATTTCCAGGCCAGAGATAGTTACCGCCGAAGCGTATTGCGTGATGGAGAACTGAGCCGCCGAGATTGGCGAGTTCTGGGACACGTTCAGCACTTCGTAACCGGAATAGCTGTTCGTGTTGTTGGTGGTGCTGTCGTTGTACATGATTTCTTGCAAAATCACGTTACCGCCGGAGAACGTCTTAACGTTTCCCCGGTCCTTTAGGCGACGAAGCAACGCATTGTTGTTCGTCACGTTGTCGGCCAGCTCACCACTACGGCTTTGGATATTCGTCGCAATGATGTCGCTGATCGAGCTATTGGCGAAAGCCATATTAATGCCCTTTCATTGAACTAGAGGCGGTCATTAATGCCGTTGAATTGTTCAAGCAGCATTGCCCGCCTATCTTGCGCTTTGGTAGCCGTCACAGCCCCAGGTGTGGAGCTTCTAACACTTACCGCTGCTGCCTTAGCGGCTTTCGCCGCCCGGTTGGCCGCTGACTTTCTTTCGGCTTCAGCTTCGGCTTGTCGGCCCTGCTGAGACTTTTCAAAAAGATCATCGTTAAGGCGTATCGCTTTTTCATAAGCGTCTTCCAGCGTAGTCGCCACGCCGCTCTGTAGGAGCTGGATCATGGTCGGCCTTGCGTCCTCAAAATACTCGGCCTTATGAGAGAAATTGTTTATCTCACTCATAAGCGTCTGATTTTGAGCTTCTTCCTGCTGTTGTTTATAACCTACAATTTCTCCGCGAACATTGTTCAGTTCGTTCTGTAGATTGTAGATCATCGGATCAACCGGACCCCCAGCAGGAGGGTAGTATTCCGATCCGTCCAAAGTTATGCCGTACTGCTGAGCCAGTTGGATCATGTACGCTCGTTTTTGATCTGGCGCGGCGGTCCTAAGAACATGGTCCGCTTGCATCAGGGCTTGCACGGCTTGCGCCGGCGCAACACCTAGGCCGCGAATGGTGTTCTCGTAGGGCTGCATGACTTGCTGCATTTGGTCGGCAAACTGCGCCTTAACGCGCAGCGGTTCGATTCCGGTGCGGGTTTCTTCGTCCCGTTGCCAGATGTATTCCCGCAGCTTGGGGTCAACGGCCTGCCAGGGCTCGTGATATTCACGCTTCCAGCTTGACGGCGGTTTAGCCCAAATTGGTGGTTCTTCGGGTTCAACAACTTCTTGTGGCGCTTCGGTTTGCGCTGGGGCAACTTCTCTTGCCGCCTCAACCTCCTCAAACTGCTGCATAAGCAGTTCTTTGCGGTCAACTGTTTCTTCGGTAGGCACGATTTGATCTTGGGTGTCCACGATCATTTCCCTTTAATTTGCTTCAAAATCTTATTGGCCTGCTTGTCGCTCATATCGCCAAGTTGTCGATGTAAAGATTCACGCCGGTTAGTGGCCGGCGGGGCAATCTTGGTTTCCATCTTCTCATTGCCAACTTCAACGCAGTTGTGCCTGCGTAAAAGCTCCTTATGCTCTGATCGGCTGGAAATCATTTTGCCGTTAATCATGTTCTTATACGGCTCAATGTCCCTAATGACCATAGGCGAGGGAAGCTCTGAGGTTTTGCGCTCGCCATAGCCTTCGCGCAGAAAGGTTGTTTCGCCGTTTTCTATGGTGGCGACTAGCCCATTAGAGTCGTAAATCATTCTAAATCGGCTCATAACAACAGCAATACCTCCTCGTCGTCCATTTCAAGATACGCCCGCCATAGCTTTTCGGCCCTATCGGTGTCGGCAAGCAGTTTGTCGTAATTGATGGTTGGCTTGGCAAACGTTTTGTTTGGCGGCTCAAGATACGGGGCTGCAATTTCCTCCGCTACGTTGGGCCTGCCTTCAACCAATTGCTCGTATGCCTGAACAATATCGGCCCTTTTGTGGGCGGCTTTGGCTTGTTCTTTTTTAAACTTCTTTTCTTGGTAATCACCGTCGTGCGTATCGTCGATGATAATTACCGGCGCATAACCTATCGTCGCCGCTTTGCCGGTAACCGCGTAAGTGCCGCTTAAAGCCGTCAGGACATACGCGCCAACCGTCGCGTAGGTTATTGTCGCTGGCTTACCCGTGACGGCATACGTGCCATTGGCTGCGGTCAAAACGCGGTTGACCGTTAACGTCGCCGCCTTACCCGTGACGGCATATGTGCCGTTATTGGCCGTTACGGCGTAATTGGGCGCGGTAAATATCCAACCCGTGTTGCCGCTGACGTTGGTGCTGTTTGCGCCCGCGTACCATGACGCACCGCCCGTGGCCGTAGAATTTGTAATGGAAAGATAGTTGCAAGACACGGTGCCGCTGGCTTTGGATAGCGTATGGGTAGCCGCCGTGGCGCTATTGAGGTTAACGAGGTTGCCCGCCGTGCCGTTGAGATTGAAATTGCTAAAGGTGTTTGTCGTTCCCGCCGTAAAAGACACGGTGGTGGGTGTGGCGGTTGTTCTAATATCGGAAAAAGTGTTGGCTCCGGTAATGGTAAGTGTGCCGTTACCGTCTTGGCTTAGGGTGCAGTTAAAGGTCGATCCGCCGCCTACAAAGGTTTTGGAGCCAGCCGCAGTCATGGATATGAAGCCGGTGCCGGTGCCTGCTGTGGTGGTGTAGCCCGTGGGGGCCGCGTTGTTGAACGCCGTTGTCGCCGCAGTCGGGCAGATCAGCGTACCAGCATTAAACGTAAGGTTCTTGGTGCCTGTGGCGGTCGTGTAGTCGGTGCCAACCGTCAGCGTTTTTCCATTAAGGTCTATGGTGCCGTTGGTGTGCGTCAGGGACCGTGTCGACCCCATCGTCAGGTTTGCGCCAAGCACCCACGTACCGGCCACACCATTAAACGTAAGCGGGAAATCTAGCGTCGCAGTAGATGAAATTGTCTTGCTGCTAGTAGCACCAAAAGTCCAAGCGTTTGCGCCCGCCGTCAGGGTGGTTGAGGCGGTGTAAGTAAGGTTGCCATAGATGGTTATGGCGATGTTTGAGAGGGCAAACGCACCGTTTAACGTCAGGTCTTTAACGACGTTGGCGGCGGTAAACAATACCGTGCCTGCGCTATTTTGCAGATTGAAGCTGATACTGTTAGCTTCGCTTAGCGCACCCGTATTGATTGTTTTGGTAGTTGCGCCGCCGCCGGTGGTGTTAACAATCGGCGTGCCGGAAACGGTTAGTCCGGTAACGGTCGCAGTCGTCCATATCGTAGCGGTGATTTGCGCTGTTAGGGTGATCGCGCCGGTGCCGAAGTTAAGAACGCGGGTGCTGGAAAAACTGCTGGAAAATAGGCCGGTGGTTAGCGTGTAACTGCTGAGACTTAGGGTGCCGTTAGTAAGAATAACGGTTTGCCCGGCGCCAAGCGTCAGCGCGCCCGCGAGCGTCCATGAGCCAGCTACACCGTTAAACGTCATGCCGCAGCCGAACGATGTGCCGCTCGTTGTTATGGTTTTGGCGGTTGTGGCGTTGTAGGTAAGCGTCCCGGTCCCGGTCCAAGTCACCAAGGCCGTTAGGTTCATATTGCCGGAAATGGCAATGGTGCCTGTAGATGCGACCGTCCAGCCGGTAACTTGCACGTTAAGGTCTAGGCAAGCCATTGCGCCCGTAACCGTAATGGTGCCGGGGGTGCCGCTTAGGCTGGTAATGAATACGTTATCTGCGGCGGTCGGGATTGCCGCGCCGGAGGGACCGCCGTCGCTCAGGGACCACTTAGTCGTCCCCCCGGTGGTCCAGGTTCCTGCGCCGCCTACCCAGTATTTATCGGTCACAATTAATCACCACTCTAGGTGGCTTGGAAGACGCCGTTGGTAGCGTCAAGAGTTACCGTAACCGTTTCACCGGCGGCGACGGCTTGGCTGGCCCCATAATCCCAATAGGCAACCGGGGTGCTTGTCGTGGTATCCCACAATATTGCATAGCGGAACGTAAAGCCCGCGCCGGTCGCCGTCCAGGCCGTAGGGCTGGTTAGGACTAGCTTATAGGTGCCGGCTGTCTGCGTGGCGGTGGATACCGCTGCCGCATTACCCCCGGCGGTGTAGCCGTTGGCCGTGGCTAGATCGGTTGTGCCGGCGGTGAATGTAGTGTCTGCAATGTTGACGGTAGTTGCTAGGGCGACTTTCCAGCTATCGGTGCCGGCGTTCATACCTTCAAGCATTGGCTCGATGGCGGCGGTATATTTGACGTATGCCGAACTCATTGCATTGTTCCCTGCTGAACGATCTCAACCCCAACAGCTCGCCCGTCAGGACCACGAATTAATTTTCTTGGCGAATTAGCGATGTTAAGAACGTCATGCAGTTTTTGCATCGCCTCTGAATGCATATTCGCCATATCAGTATGCGAATTATTCATATGGTCCAATGCCTCCCGAACATTGTGGCTAAGGTCATTGCTAACCGTATCCATTGCGGCTTGTTGGGCATCGCTCATTGGTTGATCCATACCGGGGCTGGCCGCAATCCGCGCAACCATAATCTTGGTCGCCGCGTCTAGTTCGGCTTTCCAGCGGTCAAACTGTTCACGCATAGCCAACTCTTGCATCTTAAGCTGGGCTTCGTGCTGCTGCTTTGTTGCCTCTAGTTGCGCTTCGTGCTGTTGCCTTACCGACTCCATTTGCATTTCAGCCTGGGCCTTGGCCTGTGTCATTTGTGCATCAGCCTGTGATTTGGCCTGTAGAGCTTGCTGGTCGGCCTGCATCTTCATTTGCTCAGGTGTGGGCTTGGGATTCTGTTGTGCCTGCTGTGCCTTCGCTGAGAGGGCCTGGAGGGCAACGTCAATCGTTCCCTCAATCTGCCGGGCCTGTTTAAACCCGCCAATGCCGAACTTCATAATATCCATGAGGGTCGGAACCATCTCGGGGCTGGCCTGTCCAGCAGGAACAGCCTCACGCATAAAGTTGGAAAACGCATTGAGGAACTCAACACGATCCGCCTTATTCTGGTTCTCATCGAGTTGAACCAGACTGTCTGATGCCACTTGGATACGGAAAGTCCGAAGTGGATTATTTTGCATTAGCTGCAATGCCTGCGGGATCAATTGCTGATCCGCCGGGGACATTTGGTTTGCGGCGGCATATTCAAGAATTGTTTGCGGTTGGAACTTGGTGCAAATGATTTGCGCCTTAAGCCGCAATAGCTCGCTGGCAAATAGGGCGACGGCTTCCTGCATGGACCGCAGTCTTAGGCCGGCATATTGACCCTTGAGTTGCTGCGCCGTGGCTGTTTCGGACGCAGCGCTTTGGCCGCGTATGATGTCCGAAATGCCGGTGATTTCGTAGATTTGGCCCTTAATCTGCTGTTGCGCCTGATAACATTGGATCAGGGTCGCGGCGAGCGTATCAATGGGCAAAAGGTCTATGGACCCCTTCAAGCCGCCCTTTTCAGAAAACGCCATCCACTTATCGACCGGGATAAGGGTATTGTTGTCACCTTCGGTCAAAAGCCGCTGTAGGGCCGGCTGTGAGGCGTCATAGACCCCTCTGACGCGCAGGGCCTTCACTAGCCCGTCAATGCGGTCGGTAAGGATGTCTAGCTCGTTGGCTTGATCCTGATAGAGGACAAAATCAGGAACTGGAACTAGGCTATCGCTGGTGGTGGTGGAAAATAACGGTTTGGGGCAAGGGAAGAAACCTTCCAGCTCAAGCGGGTCATCGCGCTCGTCAAGCATATGCGGGTATGAGTCGGTAAACCAGCAAACGCTGTTTTTTTCCTTATCCCAAAGCTCGCACACCTTGGCCTTATCGTTGGTCTTGTTGGTCTGCGCGTATTTGTTAAGTTGCTCAGGGCTGGAATCCAGCGGTACTTTATTGGCAAGGTCTGCGCCAAAACGCTCCTCGAGCGCGTCTTTCGACATATAGACCCAACGCCAGACCTTCGTTACTTCTTCCCAAGTCCGCGCTACGGAATGGCCGAAGTCCTTCCAATGCACGTAATCGGTCGGTGAACATTCGTATTCAATTTCTTCTGGCGCTTCTTCCGTGCCGGCGGTTTGGTTGTGAATGTCGCCTTGGCCGTATTCCCCGCCTTCGTTTTCAACGTCCTCAGTGATTTGCAAGCCGTCTTCCGGCATATCCTGCTTTTTGATGTGCGGGTCATAACGCACCCAAGCCACACCCCGCCCGCCAAGAAAACGGTCTTGCACGGCATTATGCATAGCCGAACGGAAGTCGGGATAATGCTCAATCTCGTAATCCAGGGCGCGTTCGATAAGTAGGGACGCAACTCGGCCCACCGGGTCATTGTCGCCAAAGCGGCGCGATACGTCGGCATTGGGTAGTTTGGAATAAACCGCCGGGGTTAGCGTCTGCACGTTCGACCATAGGATATTAAAGCGCGCAGTTTCATTGCCCGACGCGCCCCGCGTATCATCGCGGTAACGGCGAATGATCTTCGTCGCCCTGGCGTCCCACTTCTTGAACTCGTTATCGTATTGATGAACGCAAGTCAGGAGAGCATCGACGGGGGTTGAGGCGTATTCCATTACGTTTTCCTAAAAACTAATTGGACGAGAAAGCCTAACGCCGCCAGAACCGTTTTTGATACGCTCTTGTTTTGCTAGAATGTTTGCATAGAGGCCGGGCTTGCTCATGTGAAGATTCCGACAGCCATGACTTCAACGCCAGCGCCCGTGGTAACTTTCCACGCGCCGTTGGCCGACACCGCATTTACCTCGATATTGTAAACACCAATGCCGCCGCCGGGCGAAGCGGGCAAAACGGTGTGGGTCAAGATGCCAGCGCCCGTACCGTCAACAATTAGCACGTTACCAGTCGCAGCGGTGGACACCGTGCAGATAAGGCGGTGCAGGTAATCACCAACCGCGCCCGTTATACCAAGGGTTTGGGCCGAAGAACTAACCGCAACATGCTCATATTGATAGCGATATGGGTTATTTACGCCGCTCATATTCTTTGCCTCCTTGGCTTTCTTTGCGCGGCCCACATATCGTTAAGTGTGGCCGTATTGCCGGAACCGACCATTAATGGCCGTTCTTGGTTGATAATGGCTTTTGCCGGCTCATTGCGCCACGCAATCGCCATCATGCGGAACGCATCCGCCGCATGGCTCGTCCAGTCATGCCGGGGCGTCGCCCTATACGCCTTCTTGTCTTCGTCGTATTCGCGCTGATATTGCCGCAACGATTCAATGCCGGCATGGCACCGTTCTTGGTCAAAATAGACCTTCGGCAACATCATGCGTACCGCCTGGATGCCATCCTGCACGCTCAGGTCGGGTACGATGGCTAGGCTTTGCATCCCTAGATATTCGCCCATTTGCTCAATGATCGACTTGCCTTGCGCCGCTAGGGTCTTGGCCTTGGCGTCGTGCGGCAGGAAGTGCCGCGCATAATGGTAGGGCTTGCTCGTAATGACGTTGGCAAGCTCCTGTATGCTAGAGCCAGACACGGCATGGAAATCAATTACGCGGATTTCATTGCGCGCCATCTGATACCACCAGATCGCCGTGTCATCCTTATAGCCCAAGTCCCACGCCGTAAACGTTTGCAGGGCGGGATCGTATGGCACGCTGCGTATACGGCCTTCGTCCTGGGCAACGCGCATCTCAAGCCCATAATACGCGCCTCTAATAGCAGCTTCAAAGCTGCACTCGTATTCCTGAAGATATTGATCCTCCGAAATTTGCGACGCAGCGGCTTTAAGCTCCGAATCCGGTAACAATCCGCTCGTTGACGCCTTCAGGGTCAACAGGAACCAGTCTTTGTCCTTATTGCTGATCGCGGTGTCGTAAATGTCCCAAAACTGGTTTTTGCCCTTGGGCGTACCGCCAAAGACCGCCCAGCCTAGCTTGTCAGAAAGCGTAGGGCGAATAACATTACCCCAGACGCTAGGTCTGAAGTCACCATACTCGTCCATGTAGATGCCATTGAAGCCCAAACCCCGCATAGCGTCCGCATTATCCGCCCCAAACAGCCTAATCTGCGCGCCATTGACCAACGTAATCTGCAATTCGGCTTCATTGGTTTGCTTAATGATCGGTTTCGCGTACCACTTGAAATAATCCCACGAAACGCTCTTAGCCTGACTGCGATACGGCGCAATATAGCCAAACATGGGGTTAGGGCTGGTACTCATCACCGCCTTGGCAATGATGTCATTCACCGCGCTAACCGTCTTACCGGCCCGGCGATGCGCCACAAGGCACGCCCAACGCTGGGTGCGCTTGTGGAACGGCATAAACGCCGCCCGTGCCTTGTATGGAAGCTCTATTCGTCTTTCGCCCACGAGATCACAATCTCAACGGGGCCTTCGTCCGCGCCCGTATGTTCAGTGCGCGCCAGCTTGGGCACATGATATTCCAGCATGTCAGAAAAACAATTAAATGCCGCTTTCGGGCCTTCACGCTCGTAAATCTCGTCCAACCAGCTTTGGATGCGGCTGGCATTGCCATCAATGAAGCTGGCAATGGCCTCGCGGGCCTTCTCTGTGGATTTACCTTTGGCACCCTTGGGCCGGCCAGGGGGTACAACGCCCATTAGGTCGCTGCCTGCTTTGACAAACGTGGTGCCGTTTTTAGACATCATCCATGTCCCGCATGGCCTTAGCCAGCTTCTTGCCCTTGTCGGCCTGATTGTAATCCTTAGCCACGGCTGTGGGGATACCCATCTTCTTAGCGAATTTGGGGTTATGGGCCGCTGCGGCCATTGTTCTACGCTGTTTGTTTGAGACTGAGGGCATTGCTGACCAAATCCTGCAAGATTTGAGGCAGTTTCGATCAAATGGGGCGCAAAGTAAAGACCTAGTCCTGCACGATTTCTTCCAGGACGAGGCGCGGGCGATACCCCATTGCCCAGGCTAGCTCTGCGACGCGCCCGTGCGTTAGGTCCATATCCCCCCTCAACTCTCGGCTCACAATTGACCTATGCACCCCAATGTCGCGTGCGATACGGGATTGGGTCAGTCCTCGCAAACGTTGCTCATCTACGAGTGTTTGTTGGAGGGCGCGGCGCACTTGCGCGACGTATCGGCTAGCGGCGCGCCTCTGGGGGGTAACTCCAGTTTGAAACGACGTCATCTTCACGGCCTCCTGTCACACATTTCGGTTCATCTAAATTAAGGGCATCACGGAATCTCACGACCACGTAGCCCCGCACCATCCCTGGATATTCCAAAGCGAAGGGCTCCAGCGCGAACTGGAGCCCCATCAACCGCCCGGAGGAGGCGATTTGTTTGTGATCACAGGTTGGTTTTCCAACTGTTTGTTGACCTTGTCAACAGATTGTTGAGATCGACAACACGCCGCCGGGCCTTGGCTTTGTGGCGGGGGCATACGCCACATACACCCCCGCCGAGCGTTAACCGTGGAGGGGACGCGCTCGTGCTATGCACCGGGGCATTATGCGTGGGTGTTGAGCAAAGGTAAAGCTCGATTTTAGGGCAAAAATTCGTGGGTGGGGGCTATATACATACACACACCCCCCCAACCGGGGTCGATCCCCCCTTGCCCCTCTTACTCCTATCGCGCCCATAGGGAATTGCGGCTTTCCAGCCAGGGCCAGCCAGGGCCACGCGCCGGCATGGGTCATAAGCGCGTCAGGATAGCGCGTAGTGGCAAGCAATGGGTGATGGCGCGTGGTGCGCCATGCATGACGCGACCAGCCTGGATGGGCGCGGGTGAGAGATAGATACAGATAGTTCCCTGCCGGCTGCACCGATGCGGACCGGCGAAGGACCGGCCGTGCACCGATATAGGGCCTATAGGCCCCTATATCGTAATCGGTGCATATCGGGAGGGAGAGATAAGCGGAGATTAAGCTACTTTTGATATAAATTATAATGCCTCCATGCCCGATTAGGCCCGATGGCCCAAAACGGTGCACCGATTTAGCTACTTTTAGCCTATTTTTGGCTCACTATTGATGGGTGCATCAATAGGCCATTCATAACCATTTAATTATGAATCTGGTGCATTGCCGGCATGGGTATGGGAACGCCATTAATAACCAAACGGTGATTGATCAAAATAAAATTACAAATAGCCCTTTGTGCCCCCATCATATTGATGTAGGTTCAATATACCAACCCGCAAGGAGACACCGATATGACCGACCTCGACGCCCTTCTCGCCGAAATGGAAGCAGACCGCGTCAAGCTGACCGTTGATGGCCTGACCGCCGTACAGCGCAAGGCGCTGGACAAGGCAGCCGCCAAGGCTGTCCACAGTTGGCATGAGATTAAGAAGCTGGAAATTACCAGCAACAGCCACGCCGGTTACGTGTACGTTTACTGCGTCGGCGGTCTGGCTGGCGACGAGGGCACGGCCGCCGAGCTGTTCGCCCGCTCCGGCTTCCACGCTTGCATCGGCCCCCGCGGCGGCGTGAAGTACCTTTAATGTCCGGGGGCTTCGGCCCCAACACTCACCTTATCAGCAACGGAGCCACCGACATGACCTCTTACACCGCCGCCGACCTCGCCGCCGACCTCGCCGCCGCTTATGAGCGGTGGTACGACGCGCTAGACGCCCGCGACGCCGCCCGCGTCGCCAATGAAGCCGCCGCCGATAGGCGGTACGATTCGGCGGCATACAACCTATTATATGCCGCCAACTTTGAAGTGGAGGGGGCGGAGATGGCCCTCGACGCCGTTCGCGAGGCCATCGGCTAAATCCCGGCGATATAGGACGGCGCGCGCCGCCGTCCGGTTATTCCCTCGAACGATGCAAACTAAGGAACCACGCCATGATTATGCAATGTATCCAAACCAAACTCCTAGGCCCGACAAACCATCGCGGCTCGCGCATTGTAGCGACCGCAACACACGGAAGTAAAATAACCCGCGCTTACGATTACGCCTTAAACGTTGAAAATAACCACAAGGCCGTTGCCAACGCCTTATGCTTGCAGCTTGATTGGCCGACCATCAAGGCGGGAGGCGCAACCATGCAAGGCTTTGTTTGGTGCGTTTCGATCTTGGGGGCCTGAACCATGACAATTGTAACCCAAGAATATATCAATGGCATACGCGAAGGCCGCGAAACCTTACGCCGTTGCGGGCCTAGCGTGGCGCGCCAAGAACTAGAGAACCTTACCGCCACGGTTCGTATGTTTAGCGCGTCTAACCCTGTCGGCCAGATGCTTCGCGGCGAGCGCGACTTCTGGCGCAACCAAATCAAAATCGGAGCCTAAACCATGACACGCCAAGAATTTGACCTAGCCTTCGCCATCCACATCGACCAAACGGAAGGCTATAATGCCGCGCAACTTGCCATCCTGAACGAAGACACGTTTCAGAACGTCGAGCACATTGATGCGGATGACCGTATTGCGCGATCCGCCGTTAATGACGCAATGGCCTATGCCGCAAACAGCTTCAAAGTTGTGGAGGCGGGATAATGACAAACGCAATCTATCAGGAAGCAAAGCGCGTAGCAGACGAGGCTTTCGCCACCTATGATCCGATCCGCCGCGCTTATGCCGCCGGCAAGGTATCGGACGATACCTATCTAGCCGCGCGCGCCACCTATCATGCGGCGCAAATGGTTTTCGATGATGCATGGCGCGCTGCTGCGTATGGGAAGGACGCCTAATGGCCAGAACCATATCGGACGCAAAGGCCCACGACGATGTATAAAACAATGGACGCTTGCCTATTAGCCGCAGACGCTGCCAGGATGGCCGCTAGGGCTTCGGAAATAGCCGCCAAGGGGCCAGACAAATCCGCCGCACTAGGAGCCGCCAGCGCGGCTGTCAGAGCCGCCACAACCGCTATCGCGCTTGCGCGCCAACATAACGCAATGGGGCCAGATATGACGCGCAGCGGCATATTCCAGAACCACAATTGCAACCGTTGCAGCGATGGAGCCAAGCCTTGCGTCCAGGGCGGGTCGCATAAATGCGACAACCCTCATGCGCGAAACGATTAAACGCTAATTTCGCGCTAATTGCACGCTAACTGAACGTTAATTCGCTGTTAATCGACCGTTAATTGATGCGTTATAAACATAACGCCACAACCAAAGAGGACGCCATGACCTTAGATGACGCAACGCACCAATTCGAAACCTATACCCGCTACATTTTCCGCGTGACGCCCGCCCAAATTGCGAGCGAAGTTGACCGTTTGGCCCTGATCGCCGAGACGCTGGCTAAGGCCATTGCCACCCTCGCGCCCCTTGTGAACGCGCTGGATACATCGCGCCTTGGGTGCGACCGGTCGGGCTTACCTAGCCGCGTCATGGCGTTCTTGCCGCATGCGGCGGACGAGTACGCAATCGTTGAAAGCGCCTTGTGGGGGTTCCTGACGCCCGAGGCCGAGCGACTGGTTAAGGTCATGCTGCACGACATTCTAAGGGGCGCACACGGTGCGGAGATTGTTGGGTGATATACGGATCCGTTTGCAGCGGCATTGAGGCCGCTTCTGTCGCGTGGCATCCCCTTGGCTGGAAAGCCTCGTTTGTGTCTGAAATTGATAATTTCCCCCGCGCTGTCTTGGCGCACCATTATCCAGAGGTTCCGCTACATGGCGACTTCACCACGATCCAGGCCTGCGACTACCAGCCAATCAACCTTCTGGTCGGAGGAACACCTTGCCAGTCTTTCAGCGTCGCAGGATTGCGAGGGGGACTGGCAGACGACCGTGGCAACCTGGCCCTCGAGTATCTTAGGCTGGCTGACC